CTCAGAGACCTTTATGAAGACAGAAAGACACAGCTGGAATTTTTGGAAAAGAAAGAGCAAGGTGAATTCATGGCTTCTCAGGATGTTAAAGATGGTAAGCTGAAAGAAGCTACTGATAAGATATTAAAGACCACTGAGGGACAGATAAATGATTATAACAATAAGATAAATGGAGCTTTAGAAGAGTATGCTGAGAATCAAAATGAAGCAAATGACAAGCTGAACAAAGATAGGGTCAAAGAAGCCAAAGAAGAAGCTGAACAAATCAAGGAGATTGTTAAGACCTCAGCTGATTTTTTCATTCAGCAATCACAGAGAAAGATTGAACAGATAGACAAAGAAATATCTCAAGCTGAAGACCAGTTTGAAACATTTAAACAACTTGCAATAAATGGGAATATTGATGCAAAGGAATCACTTGCTGAACAGCAAAGAATCATCAATGAAAAGAACAAGCAAAGACTTCAGGAAGAGAAGAAACAGCAAAGATTGAGACTTGCTGAATCTGTTTTCAATACCTACTCAAGCAAGGTCCAAGCCAATCCTGAGACAGCTCTTGCTGAGACCATCAAAGACACCAGTCTTCTGTTGTCTTTCATCAATTCAATTCCAGCTTTTATGGATGGAACAGAGGACACTGGAAAGAATGGTCAAGGTGTGGATGGGAAAGGTGGCTTTCATGCTGTGCTACATCCAAATGAAAGAGTGGTCCCTAAATCATTAAATGATAAGATAGGGAATCTTTCAAATGAAGACCTCACAAGATTAGCTGTGGACTACAAAAATGGGAGAGTAATTGAGAGAGCTTCACACAGCTCCACAGCTCTTGATTTGTCAGTCTTAGTGAATGAGCTTTCTGACATAAAAGAAACGATTAAAAACAAGCCAGAGACAAACATTGAGCTGGGAGAAATCACCTCATCAATGATGGAGATGGTCAAGTCCAGAAAGCAAGGGAATTCTATTGTTTATAACAGATATAAAATCAGAAAATAAATGAGACACTTTTTGAATGGGATTGCTGTTGCTCCAAGAAATTTGACAGACATTGGAGTGGTCTCAGATTTCACTGGAAATCCTGACTTTCTTTCCATTTCTGTTGATGCTGTTATTCTTCCAAGAGAAGCAAATGATATCATACTGGGTCACATCAATTCTGTTGGATTATTTGAGGGGATTCCATATTCTGTGGAGATGGATGATGGAGTCACTCTTGAGTATTATGTGGACCTCATGGATGGTGTAAAAGTGAGACAGCATGAGATTGAAGTGAAGCTTAAAAAGAGAACATCAAAGGACAATTTTTTTGCAAGAGCTGAAGGGACCAGCTGGGAGCTTCTTGCAAAGAAAGGAGTCACATTTCAAAACTATGATGTACCATATTTTGTGGTGAGAGATAATGCTTTTCAGGAAGCTCTTCAGCTGTCTGTCATTCTTTACATAATGACTCAGGCTTTGATTGATGCTGGAGACAAGCTCCTCTCTTCTATTGACAAGCTCGTTGAGGCTTCAATTCCTATCCCAGTGGTTCCAGTGGGAGTGGGATTCAATGTCCCAGCTATTGTGGGAGCTTCCCTGATGGTAGTGGCTCGTTTGATTTATTTTGGACTTTTGCTCTCAGCTGTCCTTGAACTTGCTACTCAATTATTCCTGACAATATTTCCACCAAAAAGAAAGCTAAAAGGGGTATATTTTAGAGAGCTTCTTGACAAAGCTTGTCAATACTTTGGCTATACTTTTGAGAGTGACCTTCTGGATGCTCAACCTTTCTGGACACTGGTCCCAGTCCCACTGGTCAGGGACAGAGATTCAGTCTGGAATCTTCTTCCAGATGATATCTTTCCAGTCTTTAACAATGGTTATCCATCCAGCTCAGACTCAACTCCTTCAGTCCTGACATTCATTCAGGCTCTTGAAACCATGTTTAATGGGAGGACTTTTGTCATTGGGAATGTGGTCAGAATAGAAAGACGAGACTGGCTCCAAAGTCAGACACAGAATCAGATTGTCCCAGCTATGACCTTACAAGCTGAGAGAGATGATGAATATAGCTACAATGTGGAAGATGTTTGGAAGAGATACTATATTCATTATCAGGTAGATTTTCAGGACCTTCACACAGCTGATGGGAAGACTTATGATGCACATGATTCAGAGTATTCCACAGAGCCAACTTTTCCCATCCAGAATGAGGACCTTGTCCAGATTCAGGGTCTCAATGATGTGAGTATTCCCTTCAGTCTTGGAGCCAGAAAAGAAAAGCTGAATTTTGTTGAGAAGCTTGGTGAGTCATTGCTTTCTTTTATTGACTCCTTAGCCAATACTTTGGGAGGGAATTCAAATCTGGCTCAACAGATATCAAGCCGAAAAGATGCGATTCAAATTAGTCAGACATATTTTGCAAATACAAAAGTGATTTATGGTCAAGCTGGAGCTGTCACATCAAATGAAATTGTGACCACTGAGTCAGACTTCAACAACATTGTCAAGGCTGAAGCTTTATACAATAATTTTCACACCATCAATGAAATTGTGAACAATGATTTTATCATCAGGGAAAATGTCAGGATTCGGATTTCATCCTCTGAATTCGTATCTTTGTTAAACAACAATTTTGTGGAAATAGAAGGAAAAATTTGTGAGATTTTGAGACTTGAGTGGATTGATGAAAAGAGCTTTGCACAGATAACATATAAAGAACCACTTGACTGGGCAAATGGAAAAGTGGAAACCTTAACAATCAATTAAAATGGATATAAAAAACACATTAAATGAATTCAGAAAAGGTTTGGACAAGCTTGTGAAAATAAACACACAAACACTCCTAAAAATTCAGGAGCAAGAACCTGAAAAAGTCTCAGAGATATTGAAGGACCAGAAGAAGATTTTAAGAGCTGTGAAGGAGAATGATTCTGATACATTAAACACCTTAAAAAAGAAGTATGCCGATTATTCAAATTAACCAATCTTTTCAGGATATGTTTGGGACCACAAGGTCCTTCCTTCAATCCAATGCTGGAGATTTGCAGACAGCCAGAATCAGCATCAGAGAAAGCATCTCTGTCAATTCTTCTCTGGGTGAATCAATCCAGAATAATCCAGCTTTAAATCTTATGACTTGGCTTGGTGGAAACTGGGAAGAAGAGGGATTCAGAGTGGGAGACACTATCACGATTACAACATATACAGAATCAACTGGTGTAGTCCTTGCAACAACATCAACAACAATCGTCTGGATTAATGAGGATGAGATGGAGGTGGCTTCAGCTCTTTCTTCTTGGTACACTCAAAGCAATGGTGAAGCTGTTTCAATATTTAACACCAGAAACAGAGAACAGATGACTCTGGAATTCAACATGGTGGTGAATGGTTCAGCTGGTTCTCAATATTCTTTGATTGATGGAGAAGTTTCAAGATTTACTTTTGACTTGTCAGGAGGAGCTGGAGCAACTGGGGTCCAGATTGGGAATAAATCTGGAGCCTATGATTTATCAGCTGTCATGGTCTTGAATTCTACTTCAGGAAGCACCAAAGAATATGAGCTTCAAATTTCTTTTCAACAATCTGGACTCTACAATTCAAATCTTTTCAGCTTTGACAATTGCTTGAAACTATATGCAAGAATGAGCTGGTCCAGTTTATTGGGTGAACCATTTGGACAGACAGAATCCATCTTCAATGAGGATGCAGATTCTGGATGGTTCAATGAAGCTTTTAATACTGGTTCAATTGATGCGACACTGGTTCAAGGAATCTCTGAGCTGGGATATGACCAAGCCACTTCTGGTCAGTTTGTGATTGACTCAGCTTCTAATGACTACGCAATTGGTTCAGCTTACATCAGCAATGATGACTCTTATTTCAAAATTCAACCAGAGTCACAATCAAACCTGACCATGATTGTCCCTTCCTCTCTTCCAATTTCTGGAGTGGCTAACCAATCAGCACTGAATCCAGATGGAGCTGGGTACACAATAGAGCTGACCAATATTGCAACAGCTGGGACCATCAGGACAATAGACTTCACATTCACTCCGAATGGTGCATTCACTACATTTATGGAAGCTCAGACAGAAGGCAATAAGACCTTTTATGTGTGGATGAAATTTGGCTCTGTGAATGTACTTGTTTTCTCTGGTCAATTGACAAAGCAACCAGTCACAGCTGGACCCATTACAATGGTAGTCAGTCAATTCTTTGACCACTCTCAACAGCAGACAGATGGGTCTCTTGTTCAATCAGGATACACTGGGAATGTGGAGGATGATTTTGGCTGGATAGGGAAATGGAGATGGGTAAAAAAAGCTCTTGTGACATATGTGAGGGTAGGGGTTCAAGCTTACAATTCATCCACTGGAGCATCTTTCACACTTCAACAAAACAACTTTAGCCTGAACAATGTACCTCAAGAAACCACTGGACTTGAAGCCTACATTTTAGACGAGACACAAGCTGTTAATTCAACACTTCCCACAACATCAGTCAAAAGACAAATAAGACTCAAGAGAGACACATCACTTGACCAAGCCATTGAATATGGAGTGAGCTTATACTTTCCCTATCTGTATAGGTGGGAATACTGGCTTCAGCTCATGAATGTAAGTCCTGATTTTTACCCAGATGAACAAACCAGAAACTGGGTCCCTTATGGGAATACTGGAAACTGGGGTCTGAGGCTCTTTGTTGAATATGACATGAATGGTCTTGCTTATCAGTATTATGATGATATAATAATCAAGGACTATGACTCAGCTGGAAACATACAGCAAGACATCCAGCTTTTTAGAGCTGACCCATTGCAAAATGTTCAGGTCATAATTGAAGGAGAACAGATGAGAATTGTTGCAACAAATACCAATCTCAATGGTGACTCTTGGGTTCCTGATTCTACTTGGGGAATGATTACAATTGAACCAACAGAATCAAGTCCCAGATGGATATCCAGCTCAGCAATTGATTTTGATGGAAACACATTGAATCCACTGACACCTCTTTCTGGTTTAAGGTGTGACTTGACTTTTCCTTCTCCTGATGTTGCTCGTCTTGAATGCAAATTTGACCCTTCAAAAATTGACCTCTCAGCTGGTGTGAAAATCACTGCAAAAATCAAGGGATGTCACTGGACTTAAAATAAAAAAATATGTGCGATTGTATAAAAATAGAATTTGAAACAAATGGAGACACTCAGGTCACAACCTACCAGCTTGAAAAAGGTGGAGACTTAAATGGATTCGCATGGTGGACTTTTACTCATCAGGGAATCACCTATTTTATGTGGTACAATTCAGGATTTTGGTTTCTATCTGAAATTCTTGGGAGTCTTGCTGGTGTGGTATATTCAAGATATGCTTTTTCAGGAGCTTGTCCTTTGGCTGTATTAACTGGAGACCCAGCAACTGGATGGTCAAACACCACTTCAACACTAAAAACTTTAACCACCTCAGCTCAAGATTGTCCAAAATGTGGGAAACAAGACAGAACAAGAAAGTCATTCTCAAGCATAAAGCTTCCAGAGGATTTTGTGGAAGAGGACAGAGGAGTCAAGGAATGCTGTTGCAAGTTTTTAGTCCTTGCATCTCCCAGCTCAGACACTTGGAAGAGTGATGTGACATCAGCATGGATAAAGACTTCAGACCCTTCAGATACTTTTGACTTTAAGCTCTATAAAAATGGAGTCTTAACCACATACAATCCCACAGAAAATCAATTCCCAGCTGACTCTCTTGCATATTATACAACCATCAAATGGATTGATGTTCTTAATTCAGATGGTCAGGGATGCTATGAGATAAAAATTGAGTATTCAATTTCAGGAATCACTGGAGACCTTTCATGGGGAAAATATGACCTTCAGGAGTACAGCATCCAGAATGCTCTTCACACTGCAAGAGTCAGAGCTATTTTCAATGGGGTGCAAGAGGTTCAAAACATCAATTTCACTGGAGCTGATGTGGAGTCCAGCTTCAGATTTCATGGGTATATAGGAAACAGACAGCCAAACATGGAGACAGACAACATCATTTTCAACAATAGAGAAATGAAGAGAGTCACAAGAGAAAATCTGAACACCTATGAAATCATCACAGACCCATCTGATGACTGCATCATCAAGCCACTTGTGGAGCTGTATCTGTTAAGTGAAAATCAGCTTTTTATTTCTGATTACAATGCAACAAATCCAAGATATGACTATCAGGACCTCCCAGTGATTGTGAGTGAATCACCTTCTCTGGATTATTTTGACCACTCAAGAAAAGTGAAACTCACAGCTGTGGTCACTGACAAATTTAAAAACAAAAGAACTTATTTTTAACACTAAAAAACAATTAAAACATGAGCAATCCAACTTTAACAATCACATCAATTTCAGCAGAAAACAACTATTTAAAAATTGAAGGAACCATCACTCAATTAGGAGAAGAAGATGAGAGAAATATGGTCTCCTATTATCCCAAAAAATCAACAACCTTTAACATACAAGAAGAATCTGAAGAAGGAAAAAAAGGGACAGAATATAAAAACATTTTTACTATAAGCAACCACATGGGAGTGGGAACAATAAACATCCCAGAGAATTCTATTGGATTGGTGAAGCAAGGAGCAAAAGGAGAAGCATTCACATCAGCCACTTTCACAGCATTCATGACATCAAACACTGGTATCTAATAAATAGAAAATATGAAAGGATTTGAACAATTTACTGACATCATTGCAATGGGAATCGGTATGACTGGAGCTTTGATGAAAGGGATGAAGAAGAGATTGAAAATAAAATCCATCTTGATTGGGATGGTGGTGGCTGGGATTCTGTCATTTTCACTGATTGGAGTGATTGAATTGTTCTATGAAGAACTCACTCCAAAGCTTATCATTTTAGTCAGCTTTGTGGTGGGATGGTTAGCCAATGAAATCACTGAAAAAATTGACCTGATTTTTGATGATGCTTTTGACATTGCTCTGGATTGGATTAAAAAGAAGAAAAATGGAAAATGAAATGAAATTTGATGACGATAATATCACCCAGCTGGGTGAGGACAGCTTTGCTGTTGTGAACTATGATGAGGATACTCTTTTCATAATAGGTCACAGCGACACCATAATAAATGACAAGCACATTGTCACTGACACTTTTATAAAACATGACACCATATACATTGAGACAATCACCTTTGACAAGGAGATTGAAATCATTGAGAAAATAATGGACAGACCTGACTTCGGTAAGTCAGCTGTGAGCATCTTGATTCTTGTGTTTGTTTTATATTCTGTCTGGAAAAAGTGGAGCTGTAAAAAAGAAAAGTAATGGTCAGAAAATACACAGATAAAGAGCTTCTTGATAGAGTCAAGGAGCTGGATTCATTCAAGGGATATCCCAGAGGAAGGTGGATAATAGGAGTCAGGTCCTCAGCTGATTTGACCAATAAGTTTGATGATAAATTCTACATATATGAAGGGACTAAATTCATTGATGTCATGACTGGGACCACGAATGCTGGAGTCACAATTCTCAAAGGTGGATTTAAGAAATTCAACAGCAAGGGATGTGCAATCTTAAAGTCTAATATGTGGTATCATAATGTTTGGAAGTATGGTCTTCATAGAGGAAGGATGCCCAGCTTGAAACAATTGGGAAGTCAGGTGATAATCCATAGAGACAATGACATGGATGGAAAAGCTGAGGAGCTGGGGAGAGCTTACATGGGATGGTTTGGAATTAACTTTCATTCCAACACCTATGACTTCAGTAAGAAGAATATAAAAATACACAGAGAGGACATTAATTCATGGTCAGCTGGATGTCAGACCATCAACCAGAGGGTCAAATATATGGACCACATGAGATGGTTTAAGAAAGCTCTGGATTCAGGGACTCAGAAGTTTGTGTCTTATTGTTTAATAAAAGAATTTTAGTATGGAAGTAACCAGATATTCAAGGAACATTCACCAGATGGAGATTGGTGGTGATTATTTAAAACTCGCTGTGATTGGTGACATTCATTGGGATAATCCTAAATGCGACAGAGAGAAATTAAAACGAGACCTTGACTATTGTCTGGAGCATGACATCAAAATTCTTGGGATAGGTGACTGGTTTTGTCTTATGCAAGGCAAAGGAGACAGAAGAGGGAACAAGTCAGACATCAGACCAGAACACAACAACTCAAGATATTTGGATTCTGTGGTGGAGACAGCTGTGGAATATTTTTCACCTTATGCTCACCTGATTCAAGTGGTGGGATATGGGAATCATGAGACATCAATCATTAAGCATCAGGAGACTGATATCATTGCTCGGTTTGTTGATATGATGAACTATAAAAACGGAACAAAGATTCACTCTGGTGGATATGGTGGCTGGTTTCTGGTGAAGATGAACAAGAGTAAAAAAGAATATTGCAATTTCAGAATCAAATATTTTCATGGGTCTGGAGGTGGTGGACCAGTGACTCAGGGAGCCATCAATCTGACAAGAGCTTTGGGAAAATTTGAAGGAGCTGATGTGTATTGCATGGGTCACGTTCACGAGAATTCATGTCGTGTAAACGTGAGAGAGACCTTAAAACTATCTACAACCTATGGACCAATTTTGCACTATCAAGAAATCCATCAGATGATTTGTGGGACATATAAAGAAGAATGGGATGGTGGATTTTCTGGTTTTCATGTTGAGAGAGGAGCTGGAATTAAGCCAATAGGAGGCAGAATTTTAATGCTAAAAATGATAAGAAGTCAAAAAAACAAGTCAGACAGAATCATCAAAAAGGTGGATTCCATGCAATTTCCACACTAAAAAAAAGAGCTTTTTTATGGTCAAAATGGACCAAAAAATGAGCTAATTTTTGCACGAAAATCACAAAATATGAGACCAAAATCTTGGTCAAATTTTCCTAAAATCGTGAAAAAGCCAAAATCCTCTGAGAAGCCAAATAAAGCGATTTAAGACACTTTAAGGGTTCTCTGGTATCCTACTATCAAAAATTAAAGT